ACATGTTAGATGAAAAGCCTAAAGAAGTTAAAAAAGAAACTACATTTCGTGGTTTTGCTGAAGGAAGATCTAAATAATGTACGAGCAAACTTTATATAAAATATTACATAACCATGTAAAGCCTAAAATTCTTAAACGAATGAATAGGTATAAAAAATGGGAATACGGATATAATGAAGAACACGATATAGTTGTTATATCTAGAACTGGACAAGTTGGAGAAATATATGAGATACAAGATCTTAAGATAGCTTTACCTTTAGAGAAAGATGTTTATACTTTTGAAGATAATAAATGGACCAGATTTGATTATCCTAAAATATTAAGTAAAATAAAAACAGTTTTTGACTGGAGAGAATATCCAGAAGACTTTAAAGAAAAATGGTACGATTATATTGATAATGAATTTAAAAGAAGAGAAGAAGGTTTTTGGTATATAAACAAAGATAAACCTATATTTTTAACCGGCACTCATTATATGTATTTACAATGGTCAAAAATTGATGTTGGCCAGCCAGACTTTAGAGAATCAAATAGGTTATTTTTTATATTTTGGGAAGCATGCAGAGCAGATTACAGAAGTTATGGTATGTGTTACTTAAAAAACAGACGTTCAGGTTTTTCTTTTATGGCTTCTGGTGAAACTGTTAATATGGCTACAATATCTAGTGATGCTCGTTTTGGTATATTATCTAAGTCAGGTGCTGATGCTAAAAAAATGTTTACAGATAAAGTAGTACCAATATCAGTTAATTATCCTTTCTTTTTCAAACCAATACAAGATGGTATGGATAGACCAAAAACAGAGTTAGCATATCGTGTGCCAGCCTCTAAGTTTACAAGGAGGTCTATAGTATCTACAGAAAAAAACGAAGAACTTGCTGGACTTGATACGACTATTGACTGGAAAAATACTGGTGACAATGCTTATGATGGTGAAAAACTAAGGTTATTAGTACATGATGAGAGTGGTAAATGGGAAAGACCTAATGATATACAAAACAACTGGCGTGTTACCAAAACAACATTAAGACTAGGTTCTAGAATTATAGGTAAATGTATGATGGGATCAACATCAAACGCTTTAGATAAAGGTGGTAGAAACTTCAAAAAATTATACGATGACTCAGATGTTACAAAAAGAAATGCCAATGGACAAACTCGTTCAGGACTCTATTCTTTGTTCATACCTATGGAATGGAATTACGAAGGATACATTGATTCTTATGGCTATCCTTCGACACACCATCAAAAAAAGTGTATGGACCTCATGGAACACCAATCAAAATTGGGGTTATTGAGTACTGGGAGAATGAAGTAGAAGGTTTAAAAGATGATCAAGACGGGTTAAACGAATTTTATAGACAGTTTCCACGAACAACAAAGCATGCTTTTAGAGATGAGTCTAAAATGTCTTTATTTAATCTAACTAAAATTTACCAACAAATAGATTACAATGAAGACTCAAGAGCTCAAAACTTAGTTACTAGAGGAAATTTTCAATGGGAAAACGGTATAATTGATACAAGAGTTATATTTTCTCCTAACTCAAAAGGAAGATTTTATATAACATGGGTTCCAGGTTTAAATTTACAAAATAGATTTATAATTAAAAACGGAATTAAATATCCAGGCAATGAACACGTAGGTGCGTTTGGCTGTGATAGTTATGATATATCAGGAACAGTTGACAAGAGAGGTTCTAATGGATCCTTGCACGGATTAACTAAGTTTAGCATGGAAGATGCTCCTGCTGATCATTTCTTTTTAGAATATATCGCTCGTCCACAAACTGCGGAAATATTTTTTGAAGATGTTTTAAAGGCTTGTGTTTTTTATGGGATGCCAATTTTATGTGAGAACAACAAACCTAGATTACTTTATCATTTTAAACGTAGAGGTTATAGAGGTTTTTCAATGAATAGACCTGATAAAAAATATAGTAAACTTTCAGTAACAGAAAGAGACATAGGTGGAATACCTAATTCAAGTCAAGATATAATACAAGCACACGCTGCCGCTATTGAGACTTATGTAGAAAGTGCAATTGGTTTTAATGGTGATGACTATGGAGATATGTATTTTCAAAGAACACTAGAAGATTGGGCGAGATTTAATATAAATAACAGAACAACACATGATGCTTCTATTAGTTCAGGTTTAGCTTTAATGGCTTGTAACAAAAATAGATATGCTCCAGTGAATAGAAAAATAAGAGAAAAAATAAGTCTTGGTATAAAGACGTACGATAATAAAGGTATACTTTCAAAAATAATTAAATAAATGAATACATACGCAAATCCAAATAGTGCATTTCCTAGCCAAACAGTGCCAGATGTTGAAAAGTCTTCTGAAGAATATGGAAGAAAAGTGGCACAAGCTATAGAAAGCGAGTGGTGGAGACAAGGTGGTAATGGTACTAGATTTGCTAATACATTTAATAGGTTCCACGGTTTAAGATTATATGCTAGAGGAGAACAACCTGTGCAAAAATACAAAGATGAGTTAGCTATTAATGGTGACATGTCTTATTTAAATTTAGACTGGAAACCAGTTCCTGTTATATCTAAGTTTGTTGATATTGTTGCAAACGGCATGAATAACAAACATTATGATATAAAAGCTTTTGCTCAAGATCCAGTTTCATTAAAGAAAAGAACTGATTATGCTACAGCTATACTGCAAGACATGATGGCTAGACCTTATCTTAATGAATTAAAGAGCACGCTAGGAGTTAACGAGTATCAAACAGATGAAGCTAAATTACCAGAAAATCAAGAAGAATTAGACTTGCACATGCAGTTATCTTATAAAGAATCTGTGGAAATAGCTGAAGAAGAGGTAATAAATAATACTTTACAAAAAAATAGATTTGATAACATAAAGAAAAGATTTAATTATGATCTTGTTACTTTAGGTATTGGAGCTTGTAAAACAAGTTGGAATCCTGCTAATGGAGTTAAGCTTGACTATGTTGATCCTTCTAATTTAATATATTCTTATACAGAAGATCCGCATTTTGAAGATATATATTATGTAGGCGAAGTTAAAGCTTTAACTATACCTGAAATAGCTAAACAATTTCCTAATCTAACTGAAGAAGAATTAACAAAAATACAACAAACTAGAGCACAATCAAATTACAGTAGTTTATATGGTTGGCAAACTTACGATCAAAACACTGTTCAAGTATTGTTTTTTGAATACAAAACTTATAATGAGCAAGTGTTTAAAATAAAACAAACTGATTTTGGTTTAGAAAAAGCATTAGAAAAACCTGATACTTTTAATCCTCCGCCAAACGATGGATTTGAAAGAGTAGGTAGAAAAATAGAAGTACTTTACAAAGGTGTAAAAGTAATAGGTAACAATCAGTTAATAGAGTGGGAGCTTGCAAATAACATGACAAGACCTATGGCTGATACTACAAAAGTAGAAATGAGTTACACTATATGTGCACCAAGAATGTATCAAGGTAAAATTGATTCTATTGTAAGTAAAATAACAGGTTTTGCTGACATGATTCAATTAACGCATTTAAAGTTACAACAAGTTATGTCTAGAATAGTGCCAGATGGTGTGTTCTTAGATATGGACGGTTTAGCTGAAGTTGATTTAGGTAACGGTACAAATTATAACCCAGCGGAAGCACTTAACATGTATTTTCAAACAGGTTCTATTGTTGGTAGATCTCTTACGCAAGAAGGAGAAATGAATGCTGGTAAGGTTCCTATTCAAGAACTACAATCAAGTGGTGGTGGAAACAAAATACAAGCTTTAATAAGCACATATCAGTATTATTTACAAATGATACGTGATGTAACCGGGCTTAACGAAGCTAGAGATGGTAGTGCTCCAGAAAAAGATACTTTAGTTGGTTTACAAAAAATGGCAGTCAACGCTTCAAACACTGCTACAAGACACGTAATGCAAGCAAGTTTATGGTTAACATTAAGAACATGTGAAAATATTTCTTTAAAAATAGCTGATTCATTAAATTTTCCATTAACTCTAAACTCTTTAAAAAACTCTGTATCAACATATAACGTTGCAACTTTATCAGAGATACAAAATTTAAATCTTCACGATTTTGGTATTTACTTACAACTAGAACCAGAAGAAGAAGAAAAAGCACAGTTGGAACAAAACATACAAATGGCTTTACAAAAAGGCGGTATTGATTTAGAAGATGCTATTGATATACGTAATATTAAAAACCTTAAATTAGCTAATGATGTTTTAAAACAAAAACGTAAAAAGAAACAACAAAGAGAGCAAGCTAACCAACAAGCTATGGTTAAAGCTCAAGCTGACGCAAATGCTGAAGCTTCTGAAAGAGCTGCTGCTGCAGAGATGCAAAAGAAACAAGCTCTTGCTCAAACAGAAATACAAATTGAACAAGCTAAAAATCAAATGGAAATCCAAAGATTACAAACAGCTTTTCAAATTAAACAACAAGAAATGCAAATCCAACATCAATTTGATTTGGAGCTTAAACAAATGGAAGTTCAAGCTATGCAACAAAAAGAAGCTTTAATTGAAGATCGTAAAGATAAACGTATTAAGATTGAAGGAAATCAACAAAGTCAAATGATTGATCAAAGAAACAACGATCTAATGCCAATTGATTTTGAACAACAAAGTAGTTAAAAACTATTTATTAATTATTTAATTATATTATATTATGTCAGAAGAAACAAAAATTAGTGCTGAAGTGACTGAAACAGTTAAGTCAGAAGGTGGAGATATGAAAATGAAATCAAAACCTAAAACTCCAAAAAAGTTTAACAAAAAAGAAGAGCCAGTAAAAATTGATCTTTCAAAAGTAGACACCTCACTGAAAGCTAATGCTAAAATTGAAGAACCTACTAAAGTTAACTTAACAGAAAAAAAAGAAACAGATGCCATTCAAATCGGAGAAACAAAGAAGGTGGATGTGGTCGAACAAACCGGAGATGGCAAAGCGCTGGACACTGGAGGAGCAACAACCGTTGAAGAGTCCAACTCGCCTATTAAAGAAGTTTCAGAGATGGAACAAAAGCAAGTACAACCAGAACCCGTAAAGCAAACAAATAAAATTGTTTTACCTGATAATGTAGAAAAGCTAGTAAGCTTTATGCATGAGACTGGTGGTAATCTTCAAGATTATGTTAGATTAAATGCAGATTATACTAACGTAAACGAAGATGTTTTATTACAAGAATATTATAAAAATACTAAACCTCATTTGACGCAAGAAGACCTTACATTTGTAATGGAAGAAAACTTCTCATTTGATAAAGATATTGATGAAGAGCGTGACATCAGAAGAAAAAAACTCGCTAAAAAAGAAGAGGTTGCTAAAGCTAGAAACTTTTTAGAAGACTTGAAAGACAAATATTACGACGAGATTAAGTTAAGACCGGGCGTAAATCAAGAACAACAAAAAGCTGTAGATTTTTTCAATCGCTACAACAACGAACAAGAATTAGCTCAACAACAGCATGAGCGATTTATTAACGCTACTGAACAACTTTTAAACGATGATTTCAAAGGTTTTGATTTCGAAGTCGGAGAAAAGAAGTTTAAATACGGTGTTAAAGATCCAAGTGCTCTTGCAGAAAACCAGTCAAATTTAAATAACTTTGTCGGGAAGTTCCTAGACAACGAAGGTAATGTTAAAGATACGAAAGGTTATCATAAAGCTATGTATGCTGCGTCTAATATAGACAAAATAGTAAATCATTTTTACGAACAAGGTAAATCAGATGGTATAAAAAATGTGGTTCAAGGATCTAAAAATCCTGATTCTGCTATACGCCAAACACAGGGTGATATTTATATTGGAGGTTTAAAAGTTCGTGCTATAGACGGAGTAGATAGTTCAAAACTGAAAATTAAAAAAAGTAAATTTAACAATTAAAAATTAGAAAACAATGGGTTTATTAAGTCCTCAATTTGGGAGCATTGTACCTTCGCAACAACCACAAACTTTAGTAGATAACTACTTAAATTTTAACAGTGGCGCAGGAAATGACTTCGCACAACAATATCTACCAGAAATATATGAAGCAGAGGTAGAGCGTTATGGAAACAGAACGTTAGCTGGCTTCTTAAGAATGGTTGGCGCTGAAATGCCAATGATGTCTGATCAAGTAATTTGGTCTGAGCAAAATAGATTACAC